CTGTACCATTATTTCCACCTCTTGGTATAGAAGGATCTTGTGGTGCTTGTGGAACTTTCGGTCCGGCTCCTCCGCCTGTAGCAGTGGCTTGTACTGGATTTCCAAAAGTTGAACTTTGACCAGCTTGTCCCTCTCTATTTTGTTGTCCTGTAGCTCCTGCTCCTAACGTGTAAGGTGCTGAAAACGGTGAAGGTGCTGGTGAACTTACAGGTATGCTAAAAAATCCTATACCTGCTGAACCTCCTGGTCCTGCACCTACCGGGTTGTTACCTGACGCTCCAGATCCGCCTCCTCCACAAAGATAAACTCCAAGTTTAGTTGTACCTGGTTGAGCATTGTAAGTGCCTGTTACGTTTCCAGCGTCAGCAAAAGTGTAAAAATAATCAGGCGCCCCTGCTGAGCCTGTTGATGCAGCAGTAATTCTTCCGTCTTCGTCAACAGTAATGTCGGCTGTAGTGTAAGATCCAGCTGTCACTGCAGTAGATTGTAATTGTGCTGGGCCCACTGAGTTAGGAGCCATTTTATTTAATGTGACATTAGATTGTATAATTTGTGCTGTTCCGATGGCGTTTGGTGCCATTTTATTTTGTGTAACATTTGACTGTAAAATTTTAGCTGTTGTTACAGCATCTGAAGCTATCTGTGCAGCAGCTACGGTTCCGCCTAAAGTATCTAATGATACTTCATTCAAATTTGTGCCGTCTGCATAGGCAGCAAAGATTGCCGCTCTATCTGGAGAGAAACCTGTTCCTGAAGCTGTCTTAATAGTTAAGTTAGTAGGGTTCGTTAAACCTGTGCAATCAAATATATAAAATTTTTCAATACTATCAGGTATAGTGCAAATTGTGCTTGCACCAATTGTTGCAGTTGCAAATTTAATTACTAAATTTCTTGCATTTGATAAAGCACCGTCTGACATTGCAAGTGCTAAAGTTCCACCTGAAGACAGCGTAACTTGTTCAAAGCCTGCAATAGCTTGTTGTACTAAATTTAAATTTGTGTTAGTTTTATCACCCCAAGTACCAGCGTTTTCGCCAGTAGCCATTAATTCTAATTTTAAATCTGTAGAAAAACTTGATGCCATATATCTCCTATTTTAACAAAATTATGCTGCAAGATCAACTTCCGTCCATATATTATTTACACCAGGATCAATCTCTTGCCATGAAGTTACATTAACTGAGCCAATATTTGCTGTCAAGCCTATGCCTGTTAAAGGTATATTTCCAGTTCCAGTAACTGCTACTGATCCAATAGAACTAGCTAAGGCTTGACCAGTTACACTATAAACTGACACCGGTGTGATAGACCCTAGTGAGCCTGTTAATAATCCAGCCGTTGTT